CTCTCGGAATTGGCGTCCGTGGTAATGGCCTGTGCTGTGCTAAAAGCTAGTTTAGCGTCTATAATCATGGTTCTACTCCTTAATAATTTATTCGGATAACAAAGGGGGGTTAGCCCCCTTCATTAACTGATGGTTGATTCGTCATCGCCGATGGCGTCACAGATGTGAATGGGGGCTTCCAGGAAGTGGGTTACGACTTTTCCGGCGGCTTCTCTCAGGGTCAGGTTGACGTTGGCCTTGTTCATGGCCTGCTTGTGCAGGTACTTCGCTACGGTCTTGTTGCAGTAGACGAAGGTCTTTGCCATTTTGCCTAAGTCCTGAGAAGGAACGGTATAATAGGCGTCCAGCATCTTGTCCATCAGGTCAGTCCCGGCGGAAGCGTCTGAGGTCAGTTCGGAAGTATCGATGTTGCAGACACGGGCAACATACCGGTAATCGCGGATGGTCAGGCCTAAATGCCAGATGAACTGAGTTACCCATGCCATATAGTGTTTGTTGTTGGAATCTTCCCACGGGATAAGCCCTAAGTCTTTGGATTCCAGTCCGCCCTTAGTCCCTTTCGGGAAGATCAGGTGCGCGGTGAGAGGACTCCACTTGATGATCCAGATGGAGGTGTTGTCGGAACCGGAACCGCTTGCGGAAAGGCAGTAAGTACCCAGAGAGGAATAACGGGCTTCCAGCCCCAAGAATTCTTTGGGGGTAGTGTTGGAGTTGCCTTCAAAAATCTTTGTGGCGGCGGTGTTGGACAGTCCGGCAATAAAGGCGTCATCCTCTGAAGCCCGGAACTTTGCCCTGTCTCCGGCGATTCTCACCAGTTCTTCATCGATGGCGGAATAGCCTTCGAGCAATGCACAGGTATCATCTACCTGTTTGGTGGTCGATCTCTCGGTATCGACACCCTCATTGATTCCTCTAAAAGTCCCGGAGGGCAGCGTAGTCCGCTGGGTGGTACGATGACCGGTTGGTAAGTTGCCCTCGACTACCGGTGCGTCCTGCAAGATGGGGTTGGATGCGGAGAGGACTTCGATAATATCATCGATACCCCCTCCATATTTCTGTCTTTTAGCGAGGTCTGCCAGGGTTACATATACATCAGCCATTTGTTTGCTCCTTATAGTTGAATTTATTTATACATTGATGGATAGCGTTCTTTGAGCCTTTGCTCGTCAGGTTTTGGACCCGGAGGCGGTGTACCCGGCCCCTTGTCGTAGCTTTCCGGTTTGGCAGTAGCCTTTCTCAGAGCATCTTCCCGTTTGGCAATTGCCAGCTTTCCAGCCTTGGCGTACATCTGCACGGGCGTCTGGATAGTGGTGTCTTTTAACAGGTCGTCAGCATTGATGCCGTACTCCGTTGCCAGATCGTTAGCCAGCTTGATACGGCCTAACTGTTCGGCATGCGGAGTAAGCTGCTTTACCATCTGGGCGAGTTGTGCCGCCTGCTGTCTCATGGATTGTCTCTGTGAGGCTTCATCATGGGTAATCAGTCCGGCTTCCACGTCCGCCTTGTCTTTGGCAGATGCTTGAGCTTCCGCTTGCTGTGCCTGTAAAAGCTCTTGCTGCATTGCCATCTGTAGTATCTTCTGGCGGTACTGTGCGGCCTCTTGACGGGCTGCGGCTTGATCTCTCCTGATCTTCTCCGCTTCTTCCGCGGTCAGGACAGTAGATTGCTCTGCCGGTTTGCTTTCCGGGGTTACGGTTGCTGTGGTTTCCTCTGGTTTCGTTTCTTCCGCTTGCACGGGTTGACCGGTTGGCAAGGCATCAGAAGGCGTTTCCGGCTTCTGTTCCAGGCTTTCCGTTTGACCGCCAAGGGGTAGATTGTTTTCCAGTTCCATTAATCAATCCTCCGTTTTCTGGTAATAAAAAAGCCCTCGGAATCTAATATTTTCCGAAGGCGAGTGAGAATTATAACTTATATGTTCTATTTACCGGGGCAGGTTCTCCCAAATCTGTCTGGTAGTAGTTCTCAGCCAGTAGTTATAGTTGGCTGCCCCAAAGGGATATTGCTTATACAGGTCTTGAAGCATGGATGTCTCTGCGCTGGTAAGCGGTCCTAAAGCCTTTACCTGTGGGTCATTGGGGAACCAGGCCTTAGCAAAAGCCTGTTTAGCCTGCGCCTGGTTGCCGGTAGACGATAACAGGGCATTCCACTTCTGGGACTCAGTACTCAGGTTCTGGGTAGCCGGTTGGTTGCTCGGTTGACTGCCGGTACTCTGTACACCCAATGACTTTGTGAGCATGTCCGTGTATGAGATGTTGGTATCCCTTAAACCGGCTTCCTTCATCTTCTGCTGCTCCTTTAAGTTGGCCTGTATTCCCTTGATAGTCATGGGGTCTATCTTGTTGTTCAATATCAGGTTGCGGACTATCACCATGGCCTGCTGTGTCTTGATGCTGTCCACCTGCCCTGAAACAAACAATTTGGCATCTATCTGTGGATTTCTAATGCGGTATTGCTCTCTGGAGATCACCCGGCGGTCTTTCTGCTGTGCGGCTTTCAAGACAATGGGATCTGAAGGAATGGCGTTGTAAGCCTCGAAGTCCTTAGCCCATTTCTCCGAATAAAGCTTGCCGGTAGCAACCGGGTAGCTTCTGCCTCCGAAGAACTCTGCCGTGCCCCTGGTAAGGCGTCCCGACAAATCGCCGCCCTCCAGCAACACACTCTGCACCCAGATAGGCAGGAGATTATCCGCTACTACCCGTTTGGTGAGATTGAGTGCGCCCTCCGTTACCCAGGGTACCTCAGTCCCGAACGGGCCTGTCTTGCCGCCTCTGGTTGGTTCGCCTATGTAGTCAGTCCCGGTAATCAGGTCATATCCGGTAGACACAGACGGGGAGAAATTGCCTCTTATAAAGTCATTAACAGCGTCTACCGTCGTTCCGGGGTTGGCAGTTATCTTGCCAGCCAGCACCATTAACGAACGGAACTTGGAGCCGGGGCCTATTTTCTGGCCTGCCACGTCCCATGTCATAAAATTACTGGCATCGGTAGGGTCTAAGTGCTTCTTGACTCCTTCCCATCCTTCGCCTCTTGCCAGCGTTATGCCCGTTGCTAGAGCCGTCATGCCGCCCATCAGTGAGAACAGGGCTTTACGAGCCTGATCTCCCCTTATGCCGCCTCTGGCTATATCAGAAAGGACTGCCGCTATTGCCCGGTTGTATCTGGGAGCCAGAAAAGCGACTGTTTCCAGACTGCGGATTTTGGGGCTTACCCCTATTCTGGCAGAAGAAGTAACGCCTCTGAATTCATTAATCCATTGTTCGACCTCTGCCGTCCTTTGCGGTGTGGTCGCCATGTGGTCAAAGGCTTTCCTGAGTTCTATCCCGGCGGTATCCATAGCGGCCTCAAAGGCTCTCTGGAATGGTTCAAGCACGAACTTAGCCGGTTTTGTCAGCTTTGAATGCATGATGCCGCCCTGTCTGAAGGCTTCGGTGTATTCCGTTTGTCCGCCTTTGGTCAGTATCAGGTTGCGGCTTTTCTGGATGATAGCATTATTGTCTGCTATGTATTTAGCAAAAGATTTTGGGCCAAACAAGGCTTTGGTGAAGTTAATGCCCGACTTCGCCCACACTCCCGGATGGCGGAACGGTAGCATAATAAGCTGTATCATTAAGGGAGAAGCATCACCCGCCAGGGCAAAGTAGCGGCCTATGGAGTTGACCTTGTTGACTGCATTGACAATCTCGTCAAAGTCGGTATAAGTGGAGTTGAAGGCTTTATTCAGTATGTCGGCGGTTTTCCGTGCATCCGGCCCTGTCAGTACCTTGCCCGAAAAACTGGGTGCGGATACAGTAGCTTCGCCGTAATGCGTTTTAGTTGTCCGTTCTCTGGCCTTGGTCAGCTCATGGGCAGCGTCCCGGAAGTTCTGCCTGTTGGTTGATACTATCGATTTCAAATCGGCGGTTAAGGATTGCACCTCACTGGCTACCGGGTTTCCAGCCTGCAAATCAGGTACTAATGCTTTTAACCGGTTGGCTTCTTCGGGAAGCTCTCTGGTTATGGCTGCGTCTACCGCTACCCTCTCCCCTCTTATAGCCCTGTTTAGAAGCTGCTGCAAGCGTACTGCCGTTGTGACCTTGCTTTTGGCTAAGTCACGGGCTAATATCAGGGTTTCCGGTGCGGCACCTGTCCGCCATGGTATCCTCTCCAGCAGCCAGTCCGTCATTTGTCTATCAGCTATCCGGTTATAAGCGCCTTTCAGGTTGAAGTATAGAGCCTCATCCGGCGGAAGATAGCGGAAGCCCTGCTCTATGGCTTCATCCATAGTATCAAAATAGCGGACTTTCTCTGCCCCCATCTTTGCGCCGGGTCTGCCGGGGCCGGGTGTGCCGACAAAGGCGGACTCAATCATATCTCCGGTCTGCGGGTCTATTCTGCCTACTACCCGCCTGCCGACATATTCGCCGCCTTCCTCGAAAGATAGCTTGTTGATTTCAATGCCGTTACGTTCCAGCAAATTCAGTTTGGCTTCTTCAAGGTTATGGAATTCTTCAGCCCATTGCCTCTGCTGTGGGGTCAAATCGGCATCGTACTTATTCCGATAGGTTAATACCTCATCCAGAGATTTGCCCTTCAGCTTGCCTTTGGTAAGACGCTGTGCGTCATCAAGCTTTCCCCAAATACTATCCCTTTTGCCAAATGCCTCCAATCGGGCAAATGCTCCGATAGTCTTATTAGAGCCTTCTTCCCTTAAAGCAGCTCTGGCTACCACGCTTTGAGATGCAGGGTCTTTGGCTATGGCTGAAGGATTCAGGTACTTCATTACGTTTCTGACACCCGGTAGATTGGCAATAGTGCGGTAGATGTCAGGCTTGTTCATGGTAGTGACCAGTTCGTTCATATCCTGAAGGTCGCCTAGAATCCCCTGATATTTCCCGGACTCACCCGGCAACTTGGGGATAGCAGGCTTTACAGGTGGAGGCGTAGTTCCGGCTGGTGGTTGTGCCGGTGGCGGTTCTGCAATCGGTACATCCTGACTGATGTTCTTTCCTACCGGCGGAATGTCCTGCGCTTCCGGTGTGACCTTTTGTGCTATGTTTATCGGCTCTTTGCCGATATTTATGTCCTGTTTGGTTATCTCTGGAATTTGCTCTGTAAGGGGTCTATTTGCCCCTACATCAAGACTTTGCTTTGGTTCAGGTAGTTGGGGGTCTGGAACATTTGTGCTAGTTAATGGCTTTGCTGTACCTTTTACATCGGTTGCGGTAGGTTCTACCGCCGGTGTTTCAATTTTAGCCTGTGTTTCAGGCACTTGAGTCAGTGGCTTTTCTGGAACGGGAGATACCACACTCCTGCCTATCCTTGTAGTTGCTCCACTTTCGGATTGCACTTTTAAAGTAGCAGCATCATCAGTCCCAATAACTTTCCATAGTCTGCCTGTCTTATCCTGTACGGTTTGCCCTACCTTAAAAACATCACCAATAGCCCCAACCTCACTGGAGGCCAGTTCCCTTGCAATGGGCATGGCTTTCTCCCCTACCGCTTCCGCCGCTTCTCTGGCTAACCTTGCGCCTTGTTCTACGGCTTCCTGCCCTACCTTTCTGGCGGGTCCGCCTATGGGTATCAGGTTAATTGGATCGTATAATATGCCGCCCAATAACTCATAAAATCCCTTGATACCGGGAGGTGCGTCCCATTGCTCGAACTTCTCCCTCATTTCTCCGCCGGGCAGATAGCCTTCAACACCCTGGGCAGAACCATAACCGCCCTCATACCACGGCTGAGTTAAATATGCGGCTCCGCCTTTGGCTACCGCCTCACCATAATCGATTACGGGCTGTACGGCACTTTCCATGATAGAGCCTTGCCCTGTCATTTGAAGTAGACGCTGCACGTTGGGGTTATTGGCTAATTCCGGCGGTAAGTTCTGGATATTCTGCCTTAGCTCCTGTACGCCTGCCTGTTCCTGATTCATGCCGATAGGACGCACAAGCTGCCCTGTCTGCCAGTCCTGGACGGCGGCAAATCCCGGCACATTCTTTCTTACCCAGTCCTGCGCCTGAGAGAGCATATCCTTTTCCGGCGGCATGGCTCCAAACCCTAATCCCTTGACTGATGTGGGCGTGCTGGACTGCTTCTCTTTCTCAACGTCCATCTGGTAGTCGAGGAAAGGGGTTTGCTGTGGTTTTTGCTGCCCCTGCATCAGTCCGGCTGCCAACTGTCTGTCGGTATTGATGAAGTCCGCCGCAATACCCGCATATATGTTGTCTTTCTTTATAGCCATAAGCCTTTAGCCTTTATTAGACGTTCCAGATTGCCCTTGAGGATGGACGGGAACCACGGCTCCAGGGTGACAGACTGCGCCAGTCATTCATAAAGTTGTAATTC